AATTAATTTCTGTAGGCGGCCAGGTTAGGCCGCCTAATTTGACAATTTTACGAAAAGGGTTTATATTCAAATAAAAATGCCAATCTGGGAGGATTTGTGGCAAAGAAAAAACAAGTAGAAGAACAGGACAGTAAAAGAGACCCTCAAGATGTTCTAGAAGAGACCATGATGGAGTTAGTCTTTTCAGAACCTTTCTATGCAAACTTGATGTTGAATATGAAACGGATGTTCACTACTGATATTCCTACACTAGGAGTTATGCCTCCAGGTACAGAAATGTCTGGAGACCAGATTGCGTTAATTGTAAACCCTTATTTCTTTTGTTCGCTTACCCTCAAAGAGAGAGTAGAGGTCCTTAAGCACGAATGTCACCATGTAATTATGAATCACTTTGTCCGTTTTCGTGACCTTGAGCCGCAAATTTACGACGAGAAAAATCCCAAAACTATTCGCAATAAAGTTGAAGATGCTATGAATGCTAGCACGCTAAACAACGCTGCTGATTACGCCATCAATGAGTATCTACCAAACTTACCCAAGAACTTTAAAATCTTCGACAAAGACGGGAACCCACTGACTCACGGCGAAGAAATGCCAGACCCTAAAGACCCTACAAAAAAGATTGCTAATCCTAATGCTGGTAAAGCTATTCAAACTGGATGCTTATTAGTTGATGAACTTAAAAAACAAATTAAAGGCGTTAAGAATCGGCAAAACACAGAGTACTATTACGACATTTTATGTGAGGAGAATGAGAAAAATCCTCAAGGCGACCAAGGGCAGGGGATGGTGCTTGACGATCATAGCATGTGGCATCAAGGTAACGCCAGCGAAGAAGAAATCACAGCGAAAGTAAAAGAAGTGGTTAATAAAGCAGTAGAGCAAACTGACCAACGAGCTATTGGAAATTTGCCTGCAGATGTACAAGCGGCTATTGAGGCTCTTAATCATGTACCTAAAGATTGGAAACAAGAACTACAACGATTTGTAGCTCGACAAATTGAAATTCTGGTAGAGTCTACTAGAAAACGTAGAAATCGTAGATATGGCATTCTTTATCCAGGACTTCAAAAATTACCAGTAATGCACCTTGCGGTAGCTATTGACACTTCAGGTTCCGTAAATGATGAAGAACTAGCTCAATTCCTTGCTGAGATAGATAGAATCCACAAATTAAATGTAAAAGTTACAGTTATTGAGTGCGATGCAGATGTGCAAGCCGTATACGACTTTGACCCAAGAAAGAAGATTGAGATTAAAGGTCGAGGCGGCACTAGATTCGCTCCAGTATTCAAACACATTAAAGATAATAAACTTGATGTAGACGGTTTAATTTACCTGACTGACGGTGGATGTTGGGAGTCTTCAGCAGACATTGAAAAACCTAGATATCCTGTTATGTGGGCGGTTCTCAAGAACTACGCTAACAACTTTAACTGGTCTTGGGGATCTAAAACAGAGATCGAAGTAACTAAAAAAGTACGTAGGTAGTAGCTGTGCGTAAGAAGGTGGACCGATACACAGAAGAAATAGACGGTCAGCAAGTTACCGTTAAAGTTCTTAAGCCGCATAAGAAGGCTAGGAACCTTAATAAGAAACGAGCTACTGCTAAATGTCCAGAGTGTGGCTCTAATCTCTATGTAGATGAAGTCGGTGCTTTGGCCTGTGACGGTTCTACGCTCAAAACCTGGGAGAGTCTTTGCTCTGCATACCATGAAGCAGACGATTCAGGCAAAGAGCAAATTCATAACACCTTGTCTGATAAAGATAAATTTTTAGAACTTTACTGGCGTTGGGCAGTTTCGATTGAAGGTGGTGGTCCAGGATTAATCCATTGCGGCTACACTAACAGGCTATACCCTCCCATAGCCTCAAACAAATCGAGGCTGCCCGACCCGCTTTTTACTAAAAGAATAGAAAGGCAACTAGGTAGAAATTTAACTGAAGAAGAGATACTAGGAGAGGTAGATTTGTGGTATTATAAAGGTCAGTACTCGACTAAATGGCGTAAAAATGCCAAAAAAGTTAGTATACCTGTTATCACTATACCTGACGACGTATAATGACTCTACAAGAATTACAGGAATTACAAGAAGGCGACCTAGTTTTGTGCGTAAAAACAGAAGAGTTTATTAAAAACGTAGCTCCAAGTTTCACTTGCGGAAAAGTTTACATTGTTGGAGGAAGGTATTTTACTCGTTGTAAATTAGAATTAAAAGAAGTACTAAAAAACAATATACCATCTGAATTAATTTGGCAAAATTTAGTGCCAATTAAAGAAGACAATCAAAATAATAGTAATGGTTGGAAACACGCTAATTTTATAAGCTTAAAAGGTAAAGACTTGACAACAGTTAAAACATTATATGGAATAGAAGAATGAACATATTTTTTACGGACTCCGACCCCCATAAAGCTGCCCTAAGTCTCGACGATAAAAGAGTCGTGAAGATGGTATTAGAAACTTGTCAAATGCTTTCTACTGCTATTAATCAACATGGAGGTAAAGCTCCATATAAGACTAGTCATTTAAACCACCCTTCAAATCTTTGGTGTAGAGAAACAAGAGCTAATTGGACTTGGTTGTGGCTCCATGGCAAGGCTTTGTCAGAAGAGTACACTTTTCGTTACGGTAAGGTTCATAAATGCGACGCAGTGCTGAAGCAATTACTAGAAATGCGTTTAAACGTACCAGAAGGCCCCCTAACGGCCTTTGCCAACTGCGCCGCCCACCAAGGAAAGGGGTTTAACTTCAAATCAATCTTGCCTGTTACAGATGCTTATAGGCTGTATTTAAATGCAAGGTGGGCTACTGACGCTCGGCCCCCTCAATGGACTGGGAGAAAGGCTCCCGATTGGAGTAATTATGCTTAATCTTATATTAAGTCTATTTATATCGCCAATACAGGCTGAGGACTGCCAAAAGTTTCCAGTTTATTGTCACATTCTCAAAAACCATCCAAAAATTGATAAAAATTACGCTAAAGAATTGGCAAGTATTATTAGGAGAAGGTCGGCCCATTACGAAATAAACCCTTTTCTAGTTTCTGCTATTTTTATGCAAGAGTCTACTTATAACCATAAGGCTAAGAATTGTACTGAAGGTTTAGTAGAAATAAATATACCAGATCACAAAGGTTTAGAAAGACTTATTTATTTCCAGGGTAACACCTGTAGAGATTTTGGTATAGGGCAAATTCATTACAAAACTATAGTAGCTTATGACTTACACCCTTACAGGTTAATTAATGATTTGGAGTACAGCGTAGAACAGACTATTAAAATACTCAAAACTTATAAAAAAGTGTATGGCTCTAAAGAAAGATACTGGTGGACTAGGTACCACTCAAGCACGCAGGAATATGCAGAACGATACCGAAAAGCTGTTCTACGTTGGTTATAATGAAAGAGAAAGACTTTAAAATTAAATTCAAACCTGCCGCCTGTACCAAGCCTCCTTGGGCTAAATTTATTTCTGGGGACGAGCAGAATAAAGTGTTGGCTAAAATTCGAGAAGAAGCTAACTTTTATTACGGAGAAAGTTACGATGAGTGCCCTAAGAGGTTTGTGTGTATTGGTAAGGAATGTATGGGCCGACCCCTGCCGTGGAAATCTGAAACTGCCGCCCCCTACTTAGAGAAACTTAAAGAGACGCACACCATAAAAAATAACGAACTATACCTTTCTAACTGTGATATTTGCCCTATAGCTAAAAAATGTACTACGACTTGCAGCCAAGTTAATGACTTTATAAATAGGTGGAAGAAACCAGAAGTAGAGGTAGTTTTAGTAGAAAATTTAGACCCTCATATCGACGAAAGCCCCTCATTTACTATACCTACTATTGTAGATCAGGAAGTGCCTTGGGACGTATTAACTGAGCAGAAGCAGCGTATAGTAAAAAAACGGCTCCACCTTCAAAAAGACTTCGCAACTATCGCTAAAGAAGAGGGGCTATACAATCAAAAAGACGCAACTTATGTATTTTATGCCAGCCTCACTAGGTTAAGTCGGTTTGCTGCAGTTAGAAAATTTTTAGCTGACAAAGGCTACCAACTTAAACCTAAACACCTAGATCTACTTAACAAAATGTATGTAGATAAAAAAACTTTGACAGAAGTCGCTAAATTACATAACCTAAGTCCTAGTACAGTGTCAGAAAAAGTTAATAATATACTAAAAAAACACAATGTTACTTGGCACAAATTCGTTAAAAAGGTTAAGATTGCAGGTAAAATAGAAATCATATACTCTATACCCGAAGTTTTGAGGTCTGAATGAGCAAGGTACTACAAGTCCTTAAAAAGAAAACTAAGAAGTCAGATTTTGATAGTTTCATGGAAACCTTCAAAAGTGGTCGTTATGAAGGAGCTGCCTACCAATTATTATTGAGCATGACCTCTGAGCAAAGATTTCATGTTTTGTTGGACATATTTAAGAAGTCCCACTTTCGAGCCTACCCAAAAGCTATGAAAGAAGTTTCAGATCATTGTGAAATGTATTTACAGACTAAAGACGCAGCAGTATTAGAGCAATTAAGAGCTAAATTTCCAGGAGAGCAGAGTGGATTTTTTTACTTGTTCGAGTCCTGTGTCCATGCAATAACTAGTACTCTTACTGGTAGTGACGGTTTTTATATGTTAAGTACGTTGGGCTACTCTATGAATATAGCCCCCGTACCAGATAGCTTGCAAGAGTCTGATTTTTTTAAGGGTATTTGTATTACTTTAGCTAAATTTAAATGGCCAGAAAAAGCTTCCGTTTTAGAGGTACTATATGGCAGCCAACCTTAAAGAATTAGCCGCCCCTGACGTTCACGAAAGTATTAAGAGGTTACTAGCCGCAGCTACTCACGAACAACAAGTTAGGTTCGCTTTGCACTGCGCCTTGAGCGTACAAGGCTACCTAACTTTAGGCTCTAAAGAGCAAGTAGCTGCTAAAGCCGCTACGGACTTAGTAGCCGCTTGGTTGGAAAACCCTAAAAAAGTTAGCAGGGAAAAATTAAGAAGGGCGACTAATGCGGCGGCTGATGCGGCTTTTGTGGCGGCAAAAAGAGTGGCTGCGCCTGCGGCTTATGCGGCGGCTGATGCGGCTTATGTGGTGGTTACTGCGACAAAGTCGGCGGCTGATGCGGCTTATGCGGCGGCTTATGCGGCGGCAAAAAACCAATCTAACTTAACCAATGAAGCCGCTTTAAGTAACTACCGCCTTGATTTGGTTAAACAATTAAGTTCTAATGTAGATTCAGAAGTGTTGGGAGTATTGTATGGAAATAATTAAGATAATTGATGTCATAAAAAATAATATTGCGGAACACGAAAAAGAGCTATTACTGGTTCAAGCTAATATGGACGGAAAACAAAAGAACTTGACATCAGGAAAAACGCCAGATATAACTGAATTGAGTAAACTGGCTGTATTGAAAGACAAGTTACTATTTCATAAAGCTTGTAAAATGTGTTTAGAGGACTTATTGGAGCAGGTGAAGAAGCATGAAACTAATTAATGGTGAAGGCAATCTTAAAACTAAGATCGTATTTGTGGGCGAGGCTCCAGGAGAGCAAGAAGAAATCTGCGGTAAACCTTTCGTTGGCAGGTCTGGCAGTATTCTGCTAGAAACTCTTATGAGTTGTGGAGTATTTAGAGATCAAGTATATCTCACTAATGTAGTTAAGTTTCGCCCCCCAGAAAATCGCACCCCCACAGACCTAGAGGTTGAACAATTTCTACCTCTACTCAGAGCAGAATTAGCTCTAATTAAGCCAGAGGTAGTTGTCACTCTAGGAAGAACTGCCACGGAAGCCCTGTTAGGCCAAAACATTAAGATTACTGCAGAGCGAGGAGTGGCTCGACCTACCCTAGAAGGCTACTTTGTAGTGCCCACTTACCACCCTTCTTTTTTAGGTAGAGTAGCCAACAGTTACGAAAATTTTGAATTGGACATTAAAAATGCGATTAAAAGAGCTTATGGACAGAGATAAAAAAATAACGCACATAGACAGTAAAAGAGTGGACAAATTAGAAAAAAATGGACACTACGTATCTTTATTAGAAGAATTTGATGTATTAAGAGCAAAGTTGATGTATTCTATGAATATGGACGCTACAGAAGCAGTAAGATTAGTAACACTAACAAAATACTTTCTTAAACATGCTCATTCAGAAGCCTTTAGGCTCCACGTGCAGCATATTTATGATAGGTATATAAAGGATTACAATTTATGAAATGTTCTTACAGTCAAAGCCAGACTTATATTTCTTGTCCGGCTTATTGGAATTGGTTATACAACGAAAAATTAAAAGGTCCTGAAGAAGGTGCCAGTTTGCATTTTGGTTCTGCACTAGATGGAGCTATTGAACACATGCTCAAAGGAGACCCAAATTACATCGAAAAGTACGAAAAAGCTATGGACGTACAGTTCCATTTCGGCAAACAAGTAGTATTCTTCGATAATCCAGCAGTAGTGTACAGTTACTCAGATTTCGATAAAGAGTTACTTACTGACTCCGACATAAATCAATTAAAGACTTGGGCTTCGGATTTAAAATTATACGCTAACGCCGCTCAAACAGGTTATAAACTTAGAGATGACATGATAGGTTTATACGAGACTATAGCCAAAGTTAAAAAGAATCCATATAAAAAAATGACTTCCCCACAAAAGCTATTTTTTAACAGAGCTTCTTGGTTATCCCTTAAGCGCAAAGGGTACTATATGATTGAGTCTTTTAGAGACCAATTTTACCCTAAAATTACTAAAGTATTATCTACCCAAACTCAAGCTTTTATTAAAGACCCTTCAACTGGAGATAGTATTCAAGGCTTTGTAGACATGATCTTAGAGATTGAAGGTTATGATAAACCTATTATTTTTGACCTTAAAACTGCAGCTCGACCATATACACAAGACCAAATAGACCATAGCGCCCAGTTGACTCTTTACGCTGGTATGAAGGGTCCAGAGTATAACACTAACTTAGTTGGTTATGTAGTGCTCTGTAAGAATATTAACAAAGAAAAAGTTGCAACTTGTAAGTCTTGTGGTAATATTCGTACTGGTAGACATAAAACTTGTGACGCTGATATTAACGGTACTCGTTGCGGTGGAGAATGGGACGAGAAGATCGTGCCTAAGCCGGAGGTACAAGTTATGGTTAAAGAGAAAAGTCAAGAAGAAATTAACAGTGTGTTTATGGATATGGGTAATATTATTTCTGCCATGAAACAAAAAATCATTTACAAAGATACTAGTAAATGTGAGAATTGGTATGGTAGTAGGTGTCAGTATTATAATGCTTGTCACAATAATGATTTAACTGGACTTGTAAAAAAATGAAGTGGACTGAGGCGGATATTTCTTATCTAAAGAAATACTATGGTAAAAAACTCGTGGTGGATATGACTAGAGATTTATCAAGGTCTGCCGCAACTATAACTAAAAAAGCTAGCGTATTAAAGTTAAAATCAAAACTCCCAAATAAATTCAATAAAAAATCTTGCGATGACAATTATTTTGCTGGAAGTAGTTTGCAATCTTGTTACTGGGCAGGTTTTTTAGCTGCAGACGGCTGCATAATTCAGTCAGGTAATCATAAAGTTTTATTTTTGGGTTTATCTGTCAAAGATGAAAATCACATAAAACTATTCTGTAGACATATTAATTTTTCTGGTAGTGTATATAAAAATAAGAATTATCGTACCATAAAAATTAGTAGTGATAAGTTGTGTTCAGACTTACAAAATAAATTTAATCTTACGCCTAGAAAAACAAAAACATTGAAACCTCCAAAATTAACAGGTCAGAAAGCTTTAGCTTTTATTATCGGTTATATTGACGGCGATGGCAGCATATTTACCACGAAAACTAATCATATAGGATTCAATGTAGTAGGCACTGCGGCAATGATGAATTGGATTCGTAATACACTAAATCGTCAACTGGCCGCAGATATAAAAACTGTTTATAAAGAAGGCTCTTTATGTAAAATAATGTTAAGCAAGAATAAATGCTTGCGAGTACTGAAAAAATTAGATAAGGTAAAAGTAAGTAAATTATCCCGAAAATGGGAAAAACTAGGAGGAATTTGTGCAAAGTAAGGCTAATTTAGCTAGAAAAATTTTAAATGTACAAAAAAAGATTGATAAAGTCAAGAAATCTGGAGTCAACAACTATGCTAAGTATGTTTATCTGACTTTGAGTGATGTACTAGAGAGTGTTCGAGAGCATCTGATTGATGAGGGCGTCACTGTGTTGACTTCGGTAGAAGAAGTCTCTACCCAAGATGACATTACAAATTTGAAAGTTAAATACATTTTTATTGATGCCGATTCTGGAGAAGAAATTGTTGTATATGGCGCAGGTTCAGCTAAAGACACGCAAGGTTTTGGAGTACCTAAAGCCTTAACTATTGCACAAAAAATTATGTTTGAGAAAATGTTTCTTATTCCAACTTTTGACGATCCTGAAGCAGAACACGCTAATCCTAGCTACTCTAAGGCTAATAAAACCGCAAAATCCCCATCCACTAGCCCTGCAATTTCTGCGCCAAAAAGTTTTTCAAAACCAATTAAAAAAGTTGACGCAGAACCTACAAAAGTAGAAACTAAAGTAGAGGCTCCAAAGGTAGAGGCTAAAAAAGAAGAGACCGCTCCCGTAGAGAGAAAGACTTTTGGGCAACGCAAATTTGTGAAAACGGAGGCAAATTTCTAATGGAAGAAGTAAAAGTAGAAGAAAGTCAAGAAAAAAAAGAAGTGCTGACAGAAGTTACTTCTATCGCCCAAGAAGAGGAGCGAACAGGTAAATCTATCCCCATGCCTAGTCCAGAAGAATTGGTGGCAAACTCAAGTATGGCCATTATTGCTAATCGCAAACACCTGGCTAATATAATGCCCAAACTGGGCAAAAAAGCCTTGCAAAGGGCTGTATTGGCCGCCATTGACCTGCCCAAAGATGGAGAGCCAGTTCGACTTCTAGGAGACGACGAAAAAATGGCTTTTCGCTTGATGCAGAGTACTATTCGTGCTATGTTTACGGTATTGTTTTACCACACATCAGAAGAAATTATTAAAAAACATAAAGAAGAACAATCCAAAAAGGAGGATGCTCATGAGTAAAGTGCAATTCGCTGTAGGCTGGCTTCGAGAGTTTACTGACAAAAAAACAGGTCAAACTCAAGAATACATTTCGGCTGTAACTGGAGGGGATCGTAAGAACCCTGTAAAGTTGTTGGTCGAGGACCAAGCTGGCAATCAGCATGTTGTAGAGAACTTTGCAGTCTTTTTCTCTCCCCCAGGTGAGAATCCAAAGGCGCCACAAGTTTCTTTTACTGCAACACTTAAAGACTAATTTAAATTACTTTTGAACAGGTTTTTGGATAGGGAGTGGAGAGTATGCAAGTCAGTCAACAAAACGAAGCTTTGAATGGTCCTTTTTGGGTTCGTCTATGCGAGACAGTTTCAACTAAAGGTGAACTGGTAGAAGTAGATGTAATCAGAAAAAAAGATAGACTATTACAAAAAATCGGAAACACTAATAAAGATTGGTACTCTTCACTCTACTACTACGGACCAGACGCTAAGGCTCACTGGGACACGCACCAGTCCATGAAAGGTTATAAGGGGTCTGCTTACACCAACAGACTCCTGTTTGATTTTGATAGCAAGTTGGACCCTCAACAAGCTAAAGATGATGCTTGCGCTTTGTTAGAGAGGCTTGCTAATGAAGGTGTAGATGTAGCTAATTCTTGCCGAGTGTTCTTTTCCGGCAATAAAGGTTTCCATGTAGAAGTCTTAGTAGACCGACACTTTAAACCAGAAGAACTTAAACCTATATGCGCCAATCTAGCCGTAGATTTAAAAACTTTTGACACCTCTGTATACAATACAACCAGACTTATCCGTTTAGTTAATACTAAGCACCAAGAGTCGGGCCTGTATAAGATTGAGATTTCTCCTGACGACATTCTTAATTTATCTGTAGAAGAAATCAGAGATAAAGCTAAAACTCCAGTAGAATATCCAGAATATGAATTGACTGCGGTAAAAGATTTAGACTTTCTTAAAAAATATGAGGGCAGCTTCTCCCCTTTAGCTAAACCTGTAGAAGTTGATGTGGACGATGTAGACGGCATTAGAGGATTGGACCAGATTGACTTCTCCAAGATGCCAAAAGGTATGCCTAGATGTATTTATGCGCTATCTCACGGAGTTATGGCTCCTGGAGAAAGAAACCACTTATTCTTTCGCTTGGCCGCCTACTACCGTAACCAAGGCATGACTAAAGAAGTATGCTATAATACTCTCAAAGGTGTAGCTAGAGAGAACTTTAGACTATATCCTGAGTCGGGCGCAGTAACTAAAGAAGAAATATGGAATACAGTAATCAATAGCGTTTATAGCGACACTTGGAAACAAGTACCTGGAGCTACTGGTACAGATGCAGAAAACTCTCTTCTTAAGAAGTATTGCGTAGCTTGCGATAGATTTACAGAAAAACGATGTTCGTTACACACTTCCGCTACTCGAAGAGACGAGCCTGTGCAGATCAGTGATGTTTTTGATAACTTCAGAAACTTTGCTGAGAATTTTGATCGTAATAGCGTTAGAACAGGTATTGAGTTTATTGATAAAAATATGAATATTTCAGTAGGAACTACTACTCTTATTGTCGGAGCGTCAGGGTCAGGAAAAACGACTCTTGGGCTAAATATTATGGAAAGAGCTAATGCTTTAGGTCAACATACCGTATTTTTTAGCTTAGATATGCACCAAAACCTTGTATATCTTAAATTAGCTCAAAAGTTGACTAATTATAGCCAAAAACAGATTCTCCATATCTTCCAAACTCGACAGAAAGACAAAATGGATGAAATTAGAGCTGTTATTGCTCAAAAGTATGGAATGACCTTTTTCGATTTTAATAGTACTTTGACTCTACAACAAATGCGAGACAAGGTGCTAGACATTCAAGATAAGAATGGGGTGGATGTAAAATTAGTATTGGTAGACTACGCTTCTCGTATTACTGGCGAGTTTAAGGACTCTTATTCTCAAGCTAGAGCTAACGCTCTTGGTTCTACTGGAGTAGCTGTAGACACTAATGCTGCATGGTTGTATATCTCTCAAGTATCTAGACAAGTAGGGGATAGTTGTACACCTCTAAGAACTAAGCGTGCTGCTAAGGAATCGGGAGATTGGGAAGAGTCCGCAACGAATGTAGTTACTGTATGGCGGCCCTTTGAGGGCGATCCTGTACGAGACGATGTAATGCGCCTTTATTTAGCTAAAAATCGTATGGGTCAGCAATTAGAGCAAGTCTTGTATTGGGACGGCTCTAAAGGTCTTATTAGAGACATGGATTCAGACGAACTAGCTCTTTATGAAGAGACTAGAGGACAAAAAGAAGAGAAGGAGTATCTAAAGTCTAAGTACGCAGCCAAGACAGGAGGTTGATATGTACCAGATATTCCGAGAACTCGAAGCCACTAACTCAGTAATACGAAAAGCTGAGATATTGAAATTAAATTCCGATAATAAGGATCTTAAGTTAGTGTTAAAGCTAGCTCTAGATCCCTACACACTATTCCACATGAATAAACTACCCGACTTTGATTTTAATAAAAGCGGGATCGTATGCTTTAAAAAATTTTTCCAATTATGTGACAAATTAAGTCAAAAAACTATAGTAGGTAACGAAGCCAAGAGAGAAGTTAAAAATTTTCTTGAGAGTCAACCTGAAGAATATGCTACTTTATTCGCTAAGGTTATATCCAAATCCTCCGTGGCCGTAGGCGCCAAAACTGTTAATAAAGTCTGGCCTAATCTCGTACCTAAGTTTGACTTAATGTTAGCTCCCAATAAAATACCGGACCTAGCCTCAATACATTACCCTTGCATAGTTCAGCCTAAGTTAGACGGTTACAGATGCGTATACATTAATGGTAAGTTGTATAGTCGAGCTGGTAAACCCTTCGGCAATAAAAATCTACAAACTTACTTTAATAGATTATCTTCCGTTAAAGGTTATGTACTTGACGGAGAGTTATATGTACATGGAATAAACTTTAATTCATTAACAAAGATTCTTAATGCAGAAGACGCTAAACTGCCGAACAACTTAAAATATTATGTGTACGACTGCGTAGGAGAAGATTCTTGGCTGAAACAGAGTAAAACTCCTAGTTACAAAACTAGGCTAAGTAGAGCTAGAGAGTTGCTGAACGATACTATATGCGACTACGCAAAAATTATAGACACTCCTAGCCACGAATGCGACACTCCAGGCGAAGCTTTAGAGATTTATAAAAAGTATTTGCAAGAAGGGTATGAAGGAGTTATGATAAAGAATGTCAACGGCTCCTATCAATGGAAACGAGTGACATTATCTACAGGAGAGATGGTTAAACTAAAGCCCTATACTACATTGGACTTAGTAATCACTGATATTTATGAGGGAGAAGGTAAGTTTAAGGGCATGGCAGGCGGTGTGGTTGTTGATAATGCTGGTGTTTCCGTTCGTGTTGGTACTGGCTTTGATGATATTACTAGAAAAGAGATGGCCCAATCACCAAATGACTACATTGGCAAGACAGTTGAGATCAGATATTTCGAGAAGACTCCAGACGGTTCGCTCAGGCATCCAAGCTTCTGCAGATTCCGCCCGGAAAAAGATTAAGCTTAGGAAGCGAGGATAAATGTCAGGCATAAGAAAAAGATTTGACCCAGAACTTTATAGAATAAACGACGAGCTAGCTAAGTCTACAGTTAGAAAAATTATTGATAAGCGTAAGTTCAAAGTTGAGGAGAACCCTAAAAAGACTGGCGTGGATCTTTTAGTTTACAATAAAGGCCAACATGTTCTAAATATAGAAACTGAAATAAAAAAAGTTTGGAAAGGCTCTAACTTTAAATACGATAGCGTACAGATTCCTGAACGAAAGAAAAAATTTGCAGGATTAGAAGTGCCAACCCTGTTCGTAATGTTTAATGAAGATCAAACCGACTACTTAGTGATTAAGGACCAGACTTTAATTACTTCCCCTTTAGTAGAAGTACCCAACAAGTATGTTTATAAGGGAGAATTGTTTTTTCAAGTACCGTTGACTGATGTTGTATTTAATGATATTAATACTGTAATTAAGGAGGTATTAAATGGTAAATAAGCCCACATTTGGATTTGCTAATAACCAGAAGCAGGAAGGTAGTTATGAAGACCTCCAAAAGAAACGAGCAGAAAGACCTGAAGTTGGGGCAATTTGGGAGAACACTACTAAGAGTCAATCAAAGTATATGAATATTCGATTCAAACTTCCAAAATCAGAACTACTTAAGTTAATTGAAGATTCTACTTTAGACACAGAAGGTAAAGTTACAGTTAGTTTTATTGCTTTTCCAAATAAAAATGAGGAGCCTAACTCTAAACGCCCCTCTTTTAGAATCTATCAAGAACTTAGTAAGCCTAGTGAGGAATAAATGAATATTATTTTTATTGATACTGAAACTACAGGCATTGACAGCAAGTCTAACGGTATAGTGGAGTTAGCTGCTTATCTGTATACTGATGATGAATTAGCTGGAAATTTTAATGCCGCAATTTCTATGAAAAAGCAACAAGCGGCAGGTATTCAAGTTAGTTTGGGGGCGTTAGCCGTCAACAAGCTATCATTAAGAATCCGTCGTAGTGATGCTGTAGAGAGAGATTTTATTCAGCAAGAAGAAAAAATTGTTATCGAAGAATTTTGTGACTGGCTTTTAGAAATGAAGAGTAAAGTAACCGGCCCTTTATATTTTTGCGGGCAAAATGTAGCTTTTGACATCAAGTTTATTGAAGCTGCCATGGCTAGACACAATCTGATAGGATTACACGATATAGTGAGTTACAAAATATTAGATACTGCTAGTTTAGGTTTGTTCTTTCACGATGCAGGCTTGCTGGGAAATACTGATATTAATGTTAAGGGTTCAGGCCTCCAAAAATTAGCCCTCAGTCTAGGCATTGACGTATCTAATAGAAATTTACATACCGCCACAGAAGACGCAAAATTGTGCGCAGAAGTTTACCTAAAAATGAAAGCTAAAGTACAGCAGTTACGAAAGTAGAAAAATGTCTAGAGCAAAAACTGAATTAGAAAACTACTTAGTGTATGGAATAGATGAGTTAAACCGAAAGATTTATTTCGGTACTCATTTATTATCTTCCGACAGCGAAGATGTTGGAGATGTTACTCAAAATTCAGTAGAGTTTGCAATTAGAGCTATTGAAAGAATGTCTCAAGATAGACCTAAAACTCCAATAGAGATACACATGAACTCTTATGGCGGCGATATTTACCCTATGCTAGCTCTGTATGATGTTATACAGAATAGTAGTTGTCAGATTAAGTTTTATGGTAAAGGCGCTATTATGAGCGCAGCTACTATTATTATGTGTGGTTGTGATGAAAGATATCTTTATCCTAATAGTAGAGTTATGATTCATGCTGTTAGTACTGAAATGTCTGGCACTATGTTGGATACTAAAATTAATATTGAGGAGTCAGGATACCAACAAGAAAAGATGGAGCAGATATTTGAAGATAATTCTCGTATGCCTAAGAACTTTTGGCATGAAGCTTGTAAGAGAGACTTGTTTTTGAGTGCTGAGGAGTGCGTACAATTAGGACTAGCTGATAGAATAGTCCACCCCAAAAAACGAGGCACTTTGAGAAAAATTAGACAACACCATCTCACGCAACAAGTGGACCAGAAGAAGCTGACAAGATTGGCAGATAGGCTTCTAGGAAGAATTGGCGCTGCTCCTAAGAAGATGGAAATAGTTATCAGAGAAGTTAAACCAGAGCCAGAAGACGATAGACTAGTTATTGAGCCTTTAGACACAAATAATACTGGAGATACTTCTAATGATTGAGATTATAGGATGGTTAGGTGCAATATGCTTCGCTGTATGCAGTTTACCTCAAGCCTACCTTTGTTACAGGCAGGGCCACGGAGAAGGCATTTCTAAGCCTTTTATGTGGATCTGGCTGGCTGGTGAGATATTCACTATGCCCTATATTTATTTTACTCACGGACTAGATCCGGTAATATTTTTTAATTTAACCTTGAACACCCTGTTTATTTTGGTTATACTTAAGTATATTTATTATCCGAGGTCTAGATGCACAATTTCCAAACATACTTAATTACCGACTGGTCGTTATTTGAGCGGCTACAGTCTTATGAGGCAGCTACTGACCATCAACTGCCTGCAGTATTTGACGTTGAGACCAATAACGTTGAAGAAGTCAAAGCAGATTTGTTCGGAATAGGCCTCTGCTTAACCGATCAAAAAGCTTTCTATATTCCCATTAGAAATCCAGATGGATCTAAGTTTTGGTCCGCCGCAGAAGAATCTAATATTATTAAATGGTTAGATAATATGCTCACTTCTCGTGGAGTTATTGGGCATAATATTGTTTACGATTGTATTGTCTACAGCAGAAATGGAGGCACAGTACTTGACTCACACGTTAAAGCTGACACTATTCTCATGAAGCATACTGTGGATGAGGAGCCACCTTTTGGACTTAAGGAGATAGCCGTAAGAGAACTTGGGGAGTGGGCAGACAAAGCTCAAGACGATTTAAAAAACCAAGTAACGGCAGCAGGCGGCAAGTGGACCAAAGAAAATAAGGATATGTATTTAGCTAGTACTGAAACACTCGGTACGTACTGTTGTTGGGATGTAATCTTGACTAAGCTCCTTTACGACTTGTACTCAAAGAAGCTACAAGAGGAAGGTCTTGAACAGTTGTTCTACGAAGATGAGATCATGCCTGTGTACCGAGAGTGTACTATCGCCATGAAGCGTAGAGGTTTTAGTGTTGATGTTGAACACTTTCAAAAACTACACAACGAGATATCTCAAGAGCTTTCACAATTAGAAGATTCTATGTATGCTGAAGCGAAACAGCAAGTAGTTCAATTTGAAAATGCTTTATTAGAAAAAGAGTTTGCAGTTAATAATTCAGGTAACTTTCCTAAAGTTGTAGCCGAGTGCTTGGGTGCCCCTTTACCAGTAAATAAAAAGAGCGGCAAAGAAACTTTGGCTAAGAAGGCGGTAGAACAACAACTCAAAGCTGCGCCGCAGTTCCAAACTTTTTACGAGTGGGTATTGGGGATAACTACTTTTGCTGAGGTAGTCAAACAATACGACTACGACTTAAAAGAAAAGGTGCAACTCAGCCTTTGGAAGAATAAATATGGATCAGATAGAGTTTTCAATTTCAAATCTAACGACCACTTGATTGAGCTATTTTTTAATATTAAGGGCTTACGGCCTATAGATAAAACAGAAAAAGGTAAGCCTAAAGTTGACGATAAGTTTATTGAATTGGCGTCCCAAAGAGACACTATTGCAGAAAAGTTACACATCTACAAGAAACTTAATAAATTGCAATCTACTTATGTAGAAGGAATCTTAGAGCGACAAGTAGACGGAGTAATTTATACCTCCATGTTACAGTTTGGTACTACTTCTGGTAGATTTAGTAGTAGAGATCCTAACTTACAAAATTTACCTCGACCTAGAGAAGAAGACTCCGGTATGCACCATACAGTATTAAAGTATACTAATTCAATTAGGGAAGGATTCGTGGCTCCTAAAAACTATGTTCTAGTGGACGCAGACTACTCTGCTTTAGAACCCCGTGCGTTTGCTCACATGAGCGGCGACGAAGGTCTTAGAGGAGTTTTTCATAAAGGTGAAGACTTGTATTCTAGAATCGCTATAGATGTTTTTAAATTGCAAGATATTAGCGCCGACCCTAACCACGAAAACTATCTTAAAAAGGTTTATCCAGAATTTAGACAGAAGGCTAAAGTATTTTGTCTTGCTGTGCCATACGGAGCCGAAGCCTCTAGAATTTCCCAAGAGATGAAAACTTCTTACCAAGAGGCTGACAAAATTATTAAGGCTTATCTAGGGGCGTATCCTAACCTTAAAAAATACATGGCTATCTGTAACCAAGAAGCAAAGAAAAAGGGCTTCGTAGCTACTGAATTTGGCCGCATTAGACATTTAAAAGATTGTAGAGCTATCTACACTCTGTATGGAGATAATGTATTAGACTTTAAATGGGCTCAAAAAATGAATCAAACTGAAGTTCGTAGAAAGTTTAAGAACAGTCTTAACAATGCTAAGAACTTTAAAATTCAAGGTCTGGCCGCACATATAGTTAATAGAGCCATGTTAGCTATGACCAGAGAGTTTAAAAGGTTAAAATTAGACGCACAAATTTTAGTTCAGGTTCACGACGAAATAGTTGTTTGTTGTAGAGAAGATATAAAGCAACAAGTAGTGGATATAATGCGACACACTATGGAAAATACCACTAAAATATCTGTACCTTTAGTTGCAGAGCCTCAAGTAGCAAAAAATCTCAAGGAAGCAAAATGACAAAATATTCAGTAAACCCTAATTTTTTTAGCGCACTAAACGCCGAGTCCGCATTTGTGGCTGGTTTTATAGCTGCTGATGGGAATGTGTGTTACAAGAACAATCGACTTAATATCAAACTTGCCGTTAAAGATTTAATAATACTTCAATATATAAAGAAAAAATTACAAAGTACTCATAAAATTCACACTTACACACAGGCAAAATATACGCATGTACAACTAACTATATACAATAAAAAAATACTTGAAGATTTAAAGTGCAAGTTTAATGTGAAGCCTAGAAAAAGTCTCACTTATAAACCACTAAATTTAGGAAGTAAAGATTTAAACGGAGCTTTTATAAAAGGACTACTTCTGGGAGATGGGTGGATAACCGTTAAGAAAAGTGGTAGCCATAAAAAAAATCCAATGTTGGAGGTAGGTATTTGTGGATCAGAGGCAACTTGTGCATACTTTAAATGGTTCAGAGATAAATACTATCCGTCAAAGCGTACTAGTGGTCGTAGAACAGCTTCCATAAGAAAGCGCACCAAAGCGAATTGTTTTCAGTATACTTTTGCTGGTCAATCAGCCTATGAGTTTCTACAGTACTTGCAGCAACTACCAGGACTTAATTTAAATAGAAAATTTAAAAAACTAGATAAATTCAATTCTAAAGGCAGAGCAAAAGGTACAAAATGGTCAATAAATCTATAATTGGAATATACCTACGACTGATACTATTTTTACAATTTGCTCCACCTTTTGTAGTATATTTATCCTACAACTATCTAACAGTAATTAAGCACACTACTGGCAAATTTAGCTATCTAAAGAATGTAAGAGGTTCGGACCAAGAAATAGCTAGTACGTTACAGGTTCTGGGTGATTTTCATATGGCTGATGGAAGTGGTAGTAAAATACCGAGAGTTGGTTGGAGACCTATTACTATAACTTATATTAACGACTTTATTCAAAATGAGTTTGTTGTAGACGGGCTATATTTAAACGGCCTAGCTCACGTAAAATGGGGCTCTTGTGACATAACTATATCCAGAGCCAGAACAGCCTCAAGTGATAAATTCACTAGGACACTAACTCACGAATATTTGCACTGTTTTGGTTACAAACATATTGACAACAAAAATGATGTAATGTACCCTTATCAAAGAAAGGTAACTGAGGAAAGCGTAAGAGCTTATTCAAGGGATCTTAACAAGAGGCTAAGATGAACGAATATTTAGAACTAGAGTATAAGTACGAAGCTAGTCAAGTGAAGCTTACAGACTTTATGAAATTGGCCGATGAGTTAAACCCTATAAAGAAGGTAGATGTAAGTTCTTGGGATGTGTACTTCGTAAAACCTGGAACCGAAGGAGTCTTTCAACGTTACAGGGAGTCTGATACTCCGGAGCTTACTAAAAAAGTGAAAACTAAAGACTCCAATAACTGGGAGCGTATTGAAGTAGACCTACCTTTGGACAGTTCTAGAATCAATGAAAAGTTAGTTACTACTTATGTGGGTTTAGACGGATATGTTAAAAATTTTAAGATTTATAAGTCTTGTTTTATTTATTGGTTTACAAATACGAACATGGTATACTATACCGTGTACGACGAGAATATGAAAGAGATTGGCAGATATCTTGAGGTCGAGGTAAATAAAGACAGCCTTAAAAATATTTCTGTTGACAAACTTAAAGAAGAATTAGAAACTTTAGAGAAGAAGTTAGAAATTCTTGGAGTTTCTAAGAAGAACCGAATGAAAAGAAGCTTATTTGAGATCTATAAAAAGGAGGATAAATAATGAGCGCACCAAAATATATTAATTTTTACGAGCAGTTGGCCAATACAGTAGTAGGCCTAGACCCGCAAGAAGTAAAGAGTATTATCGGAGACTCTACAAACAACCACCGCACATTGACTGTAAATCAGGTGGTCCGTTTTCTGATTAATTCCGACGCTACTCGCAATGTAGGCTTGGGCCGTAAACTTCGTTCAGTTTATAGTTTGATCCGTAACGACATTAAGAATAGTCGTGTGAATAGCCGTACTGATGCTATTGATATTAATGAGTTCTTGTTGTTCTATACCGGAGCAGTTATTGGTATGGGCGATTATCGTAATAATATTTCTAAAACTGTGTAATTTGTTTAGGTTAGGGTCCTAGGGCAGCAGCTAGGAGTAACAAACAGTTGAACCTCTAACTTTGTTATTTGGAGAACGTATGGCAAAAAAATTTGATCTACAAGCGTACAAAGACACGCTAAAAACTACTGACTTACAAGAAAAGAAGCCTAAGTACGTAGTTCTTAATGAAGACTTGCAAAGTGCTCTCGGTCTTCCAGGCTTTCCTCTGGGAGACATTACACAAATCTACGGAGATTCGGACACTGGCAAATCTACTTTAATGTTAGAAGCCGCAGCTAAGTGTCAGCAGCAAGACATTCTGCCGGTTTTAATCATTGTTGAGAAAAAATATCGAGAAGATAGAGCTAAGATGATGGGCTTAGATACAGAAAACGCCATTATCAACCTTAACTGCCGTAGCGTAGAAGACATCTTTGAATTCTGCGATAAGATTTTAGCTGATGTGAATAAGGGACGCCTGCCCCACGATGTGATGATCTTTATCGACTCTTTGGGAAATGTAAATTCTAGAGAAGCTCGTAAAGAAAACAAGGACGGTACGGTAGAATTAAAGAATATTCACCAAAAAAATGCGAAGGTTATTTCAGAGCACATGCGCTTAATGTCGGATCGAGTCTGCGACACTCGCTATGAGACACACAACCACTACATCGGAATGGTTATCTTGAATCAGATGTATGAGTCTATGACTCCTTCTGGAATTATGAAGCACCAGTTCCGAGGCGGTAAGCAGTTGAAGTATACCTCTTCGTTGCAAATCAAGACTAGTAAAGTTAAAGAGCTTTCGGCTATCGTAGAAGGTAAGACTAAAACTTTCGGTATTGTTAGTAAGATTAAAGTGGAGAAGAATCACATTTCTAATATTAAAAATACCGGGGAGTTCGTTATTACTGCGGATAGCATTTTTGCTAATGAGTCCGGAGCTATTGAAGATTACAAGAAACGTAACCGTTCTATGTGGGGAGACTCGTACCTACTTGAAGAAGGAGTTGCAGAAAATGATTAAGACTTTTATTGCTAATATACCTTTTTATTCAGCTTTACCTATTGAACTAGTAATTAAAGTTCTAGATTATGTAGCTAATAAATTGATTTA